GGCTTTGACGAGCTTACGCAACATTCTACGCCGTTTGCATGGAATTATATGCGTTCACGTCTTAGAACCACTGACCCCAGCTTACCGATATTTATGCGAGCTACTACGAACCCGGGTGGCCCCGGCCATTCGTGGGTTAAGCAGATGTTTGTGGATCCTAGCCCGGCGGGCGTTTCGTTCTCTGCGAAAGACTTGGAGACGGGCGAGACACTAACCTACCCGGAAGGTCACGACAAAGCAGGACAAGCTCTCTTTGATAGACGATTTATACCGGCCACACTTAAAGATAACCCGTATTTGCATTCGGAGGGTTCCTACGAGGCTAACCTTCTATCACTTCCTGAGATGCAAAGAAGGCAACTTCTGGAGGGCGATTGGGCCGTCGCAGACGGCGCGGCATTTTCAGAGTTTAGGTCAAACACCCACGTCGTAGATCCTTTTGAAATACCACACGAGTGGCGTAGGTTTAGATCATGTGACTATGGGTACTCATCCTACTCAGCAGTACACTGGTTTGCTATAGACCCAGCGTATGAAACCTTGATTGTTTACAGGGAGTTATACGTCAGCAAGCATACAGGCAAAGACTTAGCAAAAGCGGTTATGGAGCTTGAAGTTGGGGAACAAATGAGTTATGGTGTGCTAGACTCTTCATGCTGGCATAATAGAGGGCAGATAGGCCCATCCATAGCAGAAGAAATGATTTCGATGGGATGCCGATGGCGGCCATCAGATAGAAGTGCGGGAGCCCGGGTAGCGGGTAAGAACCGACTTCACGAATTACTCAAATATGACGAAGAAGCAGAAACCCCCGGCATCGTATTTTTTAATAACTGCCGCCAGATTATTGCAGATCTTCCCGTCATTCCCAGCGACCCCAAGGGTGGCGACGATATTGACGTGAGATACCGCAGTGATCACACCTATGACTCCGTGCGTTATGGCGTCATGTCTCGGCCACGAGCCTCGTCCCCGTTTGATGACTGGGGTCAAAAAAATACTCAGACTTGGAGACCCGCGAGTCGTAAATTTGGATACTAAATAAATGGCAATTGTAGATCGACCAGAAGATATAAATTTAGAAGAAGCCTCAATCGGACTAGAAGATGGTACACCCGAGGATAATGCGTCTCTGGGCGGATTAATTGGATGGATCGAAGGTAGGTATAACCGATCAAACGATGCGAGGCAGTCGGATGAAACAAGATGGCTTACTTCTTATAGGAATTACCGTGGCCTATATGGCCCAGACGTTCAGTTCACGGAGCAGGAAAAGAGTCAGGCGTTTATCAAGATCACTAAGACCAAAGTTCTTGCGGCCTACGCTCAAATTGTCGATGTACTTTTTGCAGGGAGTAAGTTTCCTATTGGCATTGAGCCTAGTTACAAGCCTCTGGGCGTTAGTGGCCCTATGCACTTTGATCCAAAGGAAGTTACTGAGGATAAACTAAACGAGCTTACCGGTGGTAGTGGGGCTAAGAATCCTACTATTGCACGACCAGAATTATTAAAACGCTCTGGGCCCTTCCAAGACCAACTAGGTCGAGTAGAAGATAAACTACGAGATGGCCCCGGCAAAACACCTACGGCTCTAACCTTTGAGCCAGCAAAAGAAGCCTCTAGGAAAATGGAGAAGACTATCCATGATCAGCTAGAGGAATCTGAAGCAAACAAACATTTACGTTCCGTTGCTTTTGAAATGTCACTGTTCGGTACAGGCATTCTTAAAGGCCCATTCGCGTTACAAAAAGAGTACCCGAATTGGAATGACGAAGGAGCGTATGACCCAGTTTTTAGGACTATTCCGAAAGTTGAATCTGTAAGTATATGGAATTTTTATCCAGACCCAGATGCACGGAATATGGCAGAAGCGGAGTACGTCATTGAACGTCACCGTCTAAACCGTTCTCAGTTGAGAGCCCTTAAAAAACGTCCTTTCTTTAGACCGGATGCAATTGATGAGGCGATTGATTTCGGCCCGAATTATACTCCACACTATTGGGAGGACGCACTAGAAGACAGCGATATGTCATCGTCTATCGAACGCTACGAAGTACTTGAGTACTGGGGTGTTGTAGACGCTGAGATAGCCGAAGAGGCTGAACTAGATTTACCAGATGAAGTGGCAGACCAAGATGAAGTGCAGATCAACGCATGGGTTTGTAACGGCCAAGTCATCCGTCTAGTAATTAATCCATTTACTCCAACCCGTATCCCTTACCACGCAGTACCCTACGAGCTTAATCCATATAGCTTCTTTGGTATTGGTCTGGCAGAGAACATGGAAGATACACAAGAGATCATGAATGGTTTCATGCGCCTTGCTGTAGATAACGCCGCTTTATCATCTAACCTCTTGATTGAGATTGATGAAACAAACCTCGTACCGGGACAAGACATGTCAGTTTATCCGGGCAAGGTGTTTAGGCGTCAGGCCGGTGCGCCGGGACAGGCCATCTTTGGTACGAAGTTCCCGAACGTAACTGGTGAATGTATACAGGTTTTTGATAAGGCTAGGCAGTTGGCGGATGAAGCTACTGGTATGCCTTCCTTTGCTCACGGTAGTACAGGCGTCATGGGTGTTGGTAGAACAGCATCTGGTATGTCTATGCTTATGGGCGCGGCGGCACAGAATATTAAAGCCGTTGTAAGAAATGTTGATGACTACTTATTGGCACCTCTCGGCCGATCTTTGTTTAGCTTCAACATGCAGTTTAATTTTGATAAATCTATTAGAGGGGATCTCGATGTCGTAGCCAAAGGTACAGAAAGCCTAATGCGAAACGAGGTACGTTCCCAGCGTCTGTTGCAGTTTATGCAGATGACAGGAAACCCCAGCATGGCTCCATTTGTTAAGTATGATTACATACTACGAGAGCTTGCGGCCAGCATGGATCTGGATGAGGACAAGGTTCTTAACGATCCAAGAGAAGCGGCAATACAAGCTGAGATGATGGCGGCGGTAGCGGCATTGATGCCACAGCAACCACCTCAACAACAGCAACAAGGGGCACCTAGTCCCGAAGACCCAACCGGTAATGGTGGCGGGAACATAGCACCCGGCAATGCACCAGAGCCCGGCGCTCCCGGATTTACGGGAGAAGGTGGAGGAGCAAACGGTGGAACCCCACCCCCAGCACCACCTGAAGGTCAGCCTCAGTAATGGAAAAAGTCTTAGCGAAGAAGATATTACCTCTAGTCAATGACGTAGAGAAGTACCCATTATTACAAGATTACATAGATAATCGTATCGAGACGATGCGTAATTTTTTAGAGAATACTAAGGAACACGAAAAGATACTGGAAGTACAGGGCGCAATTGCAGAGTTGCGAAGGTTCCAGACACTGCGTGACCAAGCTCTGGAGGGAGCGAAATAATGGCAGAAGATAAATACACAACTAAAGGCCGTAAGGTTTACGAAGATCCTGAAACAGGAGAAAATTTCTCTGAGCGTACCATCACGTTCGAGACTAAGTACGGCTGGGTAACTATACCCACAGTTAGTGAGACAGGCGACGAGATTGACCAGAGAGACCTAGAACGCTTTATCGAAGAGAACGGCCCAATAGATCCTATTACAGGCGAAGAACTACCTGTTTTTGATAGTGAACCAGAAGCTAGTGAATACGCTAAAATGCGTAGCGACAGCTTAATGCCAGAGGCAGAAGCTACTATGCCCGGCTACGACAATGACTCTCCAGAATTAGAAGGTGCAGTTCGCGCCCTAGAAGATCAGGAACCTGTGGAAATGTATCATGGTGGAATGATGATGGGTGGATGTGGAGATCCAATGTGCCCAGAGTGTGGCGGTATGATGGTAGGCATGGATGGCATATCAGGAAACCCAATTCCTCCGGGATCTAACGAGATGAATGTCCGTGATGATATCCCAGCAGTTTTAAGTGATGGCGAGTACGTTGTCCCAGCAGATGTAGTGCGATGGCATGGTTTAAAGCATCTTATGGAGATGCGTGACGAAGCCAAGTTTGGTCTTATGGCTATGTATGCTGAAGGGCAGATACAGGACATAGTAGACGAAGAAATGGAATACGATGACATGCCTTGCGAAGGGTGTGACGGAGAAGACTGCGATTGTGAATACGGAGATTACGAGACCGAAGAAGGTAACGTAATTGAAGAAGCAATGTCAGAAATAGAAGAAGAAACAATGGAAGTCGAAGAGGAAGAAGACTCTTCAGACGGCAAAAATACTTATCGTCCCAGCGTAAAGATCGCTTTGATGAAAAGGTAATTTGCGGCACGGGCTACCCGCATGAACCACTAGCTTCGGCTAGTCTACTTTAACGGCCCCCAACGGAGACTATATGGCTAAGTACAGAAACGCCTATCGGGATGAAACCGATCAGGCGACAGAAGAGGTGCAAGCGGCACCTACAAAAAGCGCACCAACAACACCCCCAGCAAATGCTGATGAAGAAAGTTTTAAGAAACGCTACGGTGACCTTCGCCGTCATATGCAACAGCAAATGGCGCAACGTGATCAAGAGATTAGTCAGATGCAAGCGCAACTTAATGACGCGACACGCGGACAGATTAAATTCCCTAAATCCGAAGAAGAAGTTGAAGCGTGGTCTAGCAAGTACCCAGATGTTGCTAAAATCATCGACACTATCGCCCAGAAGCGAATTAAAGAAGTCTATGACGAAGCAAAGGTAGAAATCCAAGATATCAAGAAGCAACAGGATAGTGTCAAAGCTGAGAAAGCTATGATGGAACTAAACAAGTTGCACCCGGATTTTGCTAAGATACGGGGTCAGAAACAATTTCACGATTGGGTAGCTGAACAACCTAAGTATATTCAGGATTCCCTCTATCGTAACAACCAAGATGCCAAGGCGGCGGCTAGAGCCATTGATCTCTACAAGTCCGACAAAGGTATCCGAAGAGTAAGAACTAAGAACTCCAGTGCCGCCGCTCAGGCCATTGGAAGAAGTGGAGTAGCCACACCAACAAGTGGTAAGTCCATGTTCACAGAAAGTCAGGTACAGAACATGAGTCCAGCCGAGTACGAAAAGAACGAAGCTAAAATCATGGAATCAATCAGTAAAGGGCTGTTTGAATATGATGTAACTGGTGGAGCGCGTTAAACCACTTGCTAATACCTTAGTTAATGTGGTATAACAACCTTAACAAACTGAGCCGAAAACTATGTATTTCTGAAGTCTAACTTTAGTTATACATACTTCCTACCTCACCCTTCCCTTAAATTTCAGAAGAACACTCTAAAGTTACCTAAGTATCTTTGGCCCTTCGCGTGAAGATACCCAAAAGAACTTAGCCCTTAATGAAGTATTCCCTTCTGTTTCGTTCCGGCACTAGTGGCTCCGCCACAAAATTTTAGTGCTGATTTAACTTAACATCTATAGGAGATGCATTATGGCTTTTCAAAAAGCGTCGGGCTATACCAACCTTAACAACGGTAACTTTAGTCCTGTAATTTATTCCCAGAAGGTTCAAAAATCTTTCAGGAATAGCTCAGTGGTGGAAGACATCACTAACACTGATTATATGGGTGAAATCGCCTCTTACGGCGATAGCGTCAAGATAATCAAAGAACCAGAAATCACAGTATCAGATTATGCTCGTGGCACAGCAGTTGCGGCGCAGGATCTAGTAGATGCTGATTTCTCACTCACCATTGATCAAGCGAACTACTACATGTTCAAGATCGATGATATTGAAGCCGCTCACAGCCATGTTAATTTCATGGACTTAGCGACTGATCGTGCCGCATTTAAACTGCGTGACACTTACGACCAAGAAGTATTAGGTTACTTGTCTGGTTTTGAGCGTAACGCTGGTAACACTGCATGGATCGCACGTTCTGCCGCTAACGGTACTAAGGCTGACTCAGCCGCTGGTGCTGACGAACTGTTGCTTGCTAACAAGTTAGACATCACTGATTTCGGTGGTTCTGACAAAGGTGGTTCAGCAGACGGCAATACTCACGCTTTAACTTCAATCCCTCTAGCCGCTGGTGGCGGTACTGGGCCTATCACAAGCCCTCTTGCAGTGCTTAACCGTATGGCTCGTAAGATGGACGAAGCTAACGTGGACACAGCAGATCGTTGGTTCGTTGCAGATCCAGTGTTCTATGAGTTGCTAATGGACGAAGACTCTAAGTTCATCAATGCTGACTTTGGCGGTGGCGAAGAGCTACGCAACGGTCGTGTTGGTAGCGGTCTTATCCGTGGCTTTAAAGTGTACAAGTCTAACAACTTACCATACTTTGGAACAGGTGCAGGAACTTCTTCTGCTACAGGTTCAGAAGAGCACTTTGGTGTAGTTGTAGCTGGACACCAGTCTGCGGTAGCTACTGCACAGCAGTTGGCTAAGACTGAAAGCTACAGAGATACAGCGTCTTTCGCTGATATCGTTCGTGGTATGCAATTGTATGGTCGTAAGATCCTTCGTCCTGAAGGTCTAATGACTGCTCATTACAACTTAGCGTAACCGAGTAAGGGGTAGCCTTCCTAGGAGGGTTGCCCCTTTTTTATATAAATTTAGAGTAATTTGACCAATGCCATCTACTTATCTTAGCCTCACTAATAAACTGCTTCGTAAGATTAACGAAGTAGAAATAGCTGAAGCGGACTTTTCCAACACACGAGGGGTTCAAACCCTTGCTAAGGATGCTATTGCAGATGCTATTGGTCAGATTAACCAAGCTGAATACGAGTGGCCGTTTAACGCCGCTCAACACACACAAGTTTTAGCTGTAGGACAGGAAGAGTATTCTTGGCCTGAGTATTTTAAAGTTGTTGATTGGAATAGCTTTCAGATCCAAAAGAACGACTCTCTTAACGTAGAACACAAGATGCTGGAGTTTATGGATCGTGATGTTTACTACAAAAAGTATAAGAGTGATGATGATAACGCTGGGGTAATCGGTATTAGATGCCCGGAGTTTGTAGCGCCTTCTCACGGTAACGGATACATTGTAAGCCCCTCACCGGACAAGCAATACAACATCCAGTTTAAATACTACATGAATAACGTAGGCTTAACTAATTTCTCTGATCAAACTCGAATTCCAAATTCATATGATAATGTGATTATCGATGGTGCTTTGTACTACATGTACATGTTCCGAGATAACCCAGAAGCCGCTGGCGTATCCATACAGGTGTTCCAGCAAGGCATTAAAAACATGCAGGGTATTTTCATTAACAAATACGAGCGAGTTTACGACACACGGGTTTCTAGAAATTCTAAAATGAGCCCTGAATACATAGGTCTCTAAAATGGCAGATCGCGTACAGTCCTATAAAGTCATTTGTGGCGGTGGTCTTAACAGTAACGAAAATCATCTTGATTTGAGTGAAAACAGCCCCGGTGCCGCAACAAGATTAGTTAACTATGAAGTTAGCCTGTTTGGTGGATATCGTCGGATTGAAGGTTTTACTTCCTACAATGCCAACGCCAATCACCGAGAAGTAGATCCAGTTAACTCTGAAGGTAAGATACTATCTGTATCTATACATAAAGATGATAATCTAGATGCTACTATCGTCATTGCATCAAGGAAGGTAAAGAAGTTTACCTATACAGCGACAGCAGGACAGACAGTTTTTTCTGGTGCGGATTCTAACTCTCGAACACTGGCTAATAATAACACAGCCAATACCGTAGTTAAGAAGACAGTTGGAAGTAACACTACAACACTATCAGCCTCTTCACATTACAGCCTCGACGGCACTAAAGTTACTCTTTCTTCGGGAGCTTCTGCCGGTGACATAATCGAGATTGATACTAATGAATATAAGTTTTTTAGATATGTACCTTTCGCGGCATGGTCAGCATATAACACCGGGATTGTTCATAAGTTTAAAGACGGTATTCGTCAGGTTAAGAAACTTCGCCATGTTAGTTTTAATTTTGGTGATGGTAACAAGATTTGTTTCGTGGATGGTGTTAACAACGCTGTTGTTTTCGACGGAACTAACTGGAAGGCAATTAACCCTTCTAACTCCGGCGGATCATCCAGTCCCGGAGGAAACCAAGCACTAGTAAGACCTGAGTTAGTAGACGCATTTGAGAACCACTTGTTCTTAGGTGGAGACAGAGTAGCTCAAGCTACAATCGCTTACTCCGCACCACTAGATCCTCTGACTTTTACCGCTTCCGCTGGCGCTGGGCAGTTAGCAATTGGTTTCGACGTAGTACAGTTTAAACCCTTCCGTGGTGACTTATTTATTTTTGGTACTAACGGTATTAAGAAAGTTTCCCCCGACGTAACAGCCGGGTTTGTTCTAGACCAGATCACAACCAACGTAGGTTGTATTGCAAGAGATTCGGTGTTGGAGTTAGGGGGTGATCTTGTCTTTCTAGCACCCGATGGATTACGACCGGTAGCGGGTACAAGTAGAATTGGTGACGTTGAGCTAGAGACTATCTCTAAACCAATACAGCAATTACTTACTGCACTACCGCAGGATTACGATCTAGAAACACTTAACGGAGTAGTCATCCGAAGTAAGTCTCAATTGAGATACTTTGTTGGAGATGACGATATATTCACTCAAGACAGCTTCGGTATTATCGGCGGTCTTAGGTCAGCAGACCAACGACTAGGATGGGAGTTTGGTGAATTAGTTGGTATCCGGGCGAGTTGTTGTGACTCCGCTTATGTAGGATCCAGCGAACTAGTTTTACACGGAGACTATAACGGGAAAGTCTACCAGCAGGAAAAGACTAACCAGTTCGACGGCCAAGATATCCTAGCCGTGTACGCAACCCCGTTTTTTGATTACGGCGACACCGAGGTCAAAAAGACCATGCGTAAAGCCAATACATTTATTCGTGCTGAAGGCCCACTAACTCTGAACATGGCTGTGACTTACGATTGGGAAGATCCCAATACAGCAAAGCCTAGTTCCTATTCACAAGAATCGTCGGGCGCACCAGTACGATATAAAGGGAAAAATATTAATTATGGCGGTACAAATATTAACTACGGGGGCACAGAAAAGCCCATCATTACAACGAGCTTACAAGGCTCAGGGTACGCTACTCAGCTTACCTTCGTTACTTTGGGGAATTTTAACCCTTACAGCATCCAAGGTATTGTTTTTGAATTTAGCATCGCAGGGAGACGTTAATGGCTGGATATACTAGACAATCGGTCGCGGACATCATCAACGGTGCTAATATTACTGCACCGCCACTTAATGCAGAATTTAACCAGCTTCTGGCCGCTTTTAACTCATCAACAGGACACTCACACGATGGTTCAACAGGGAACGCACCAAAGATACCGCTTACTACCTCCGTATCTGGTTATCTTCCTGTGGTTCACGGTGGTGTTGGCGGACGTAACAACACGACTGCCACGTCCGACCCAACAGCAACCAATGATAACACTGAGGGCTACGCCCCCGGCTCGTTGTGGATCAACGCCTCCACCGGCTATACACACCTATGTTTATACAACACGACGAACAACGCTAACTGGGTAACACTAGTTGCCGCTAGTTTTGGCACAGGTATTATTGCACCGAAGGTCACGAACACCGTAGATATCGGTACAGCTACATTACAGTTTAAAGATGTTTATGTAGATGGTATTGGATACATTGATAATATCAGTTCCGAAACTATGTCCAGCACGGGCAATACTTCTGTTGGTGGTGTTCTAGCTGTTACAGGTAATACTACAGTAGGCGGTACTCTAGGAGTAACAGGCCTAAGTACTCTAGCTTCATTGGGCGTAACGACTACTCTGACAGTAGGCGGTAGTGTAGGTATTACTGGCAACACAATCATGTCTGGTAACCTCACGGTTAACGGCAATACTACAATTGGTAATGCGGCCTCTGACACTGTCACAGTTACAGCAGACGTAGCATCTCACCTTATTCCTTCAGCAGACTCTACTTATGATCTCGGTGCTACCGGGTCTGAGTGGCGTAATCTGTATATCGACGGCACAGCAAACATTGACTCGCTTGTAGCCGACACAGCGGATATTAACGCTGGTAGCGTAGACGGCACTACAGTTGGTGCGGGTACACCCGCGTCTGGTAGTTTTGCAGGGCTTACAGCTACAGGTACAGTTAACTTCTCTGGTGCTACAGTATCTAATCTAGGTGCAGTAACTACAGCCGACATTAACGGTGGTACAGTAGATGGTGTTACTTTAGGTACCAACAGCGCAGTAACAGAAGCACAGATCGACAATATCAATATTAATGGTAATGCGATCACTAGCACTAACTCGAATGGAAACATCGACCTTACTCCAGCAGGATCAGGCGAAGTTAACATTAGTAAGGTAGATATCAACAGCGGTGCTATCGACGGTACTACTATCGGTAGTTCTTCTGCTTCTAGTGGTGCATTCACAACAGTTTCAACATCAGGCCAAGCAACGCTTGCTACGGTAGATATCAATGGGGGTGCCATCGACGGTACGGCTATTGGTGGTACTACAGCATCTACAGGTGCCTTCACTACTGTCTCAGCAACTACATACACGGGTGCTGTCACTGGTAACGTAACCGGCAATGTCACAGGTAATGTGACGGGTAACGTAACAGGAGATCTCACTGGGGATGTAACGGGTGACGTTACAGGTAATATCACAGCTAGTTCTGGCCTTTCTACGTTTAACAATGTTGTCGTTAACGGTACAACTAACTTTACCAACACAACTCTAACAAACGTAACAGATCCAACTAATGCACAGGATGCGGCTACTAAGAACTATGTAGATACTCAGTTATCTGGATTAGTAGATTCTGCACCGGGTACACTCGATACACTGAATGAACTTGCCGCCGCTCTAGGTGACGATCCAAACTTCAGTGCAACAATTACAGCAGAGATTGCGACTAAGCTACCTAAAGCCGGTGGGACAATGTCGGGTGCTATCGCTATGGGATCTAATAAGATCACTGGCGTTACAAATCCTACAGCTAACCAAGACGCATCTACTAAAGCCTACACAGACGCCCAGCGCGATACTCGTGTAGCCAAGTCAGGTGATACAATGTCTGGTGCCCTTGCTATGGGTACAAACAAGATTACAGGCCTCGGTACTCCGACAGCTAACGCTGACGCTACTACCAAGCTCTATGTCGATAACATCCTTGGATCAGCTACGGTTGCCGCTACTTCGGCCTCTAACGCGGCTACAAGTCAAACAGCCGCCGCAAATAGTGCGACAGCTTCGGCTAATAGCGCGACAGCTTCCGCCGCAAGTGCCGCTTCTGCCGCCGCTTCATACGATTTATTTGATGATAGATTCCTTGGAGCTAAGTCTAGTGCGCCTTCCGCAGATAATGACGGTGGATCTCTCGTTGTAGGTACTTTGTACTTCGATACGACTGCACAGCTTATGAAGGTCTACGGATCTTCTGGATGGCAATCAGCCGGTTCAGCAGTCAACGGTACATCTGAGCGTTATAAGTATGTAGCGACAAACAACCAAACCACGTTTAGTGGAGCAGATGCTAACAGTAATGCACTTGGCTACGACGCCGGGTTCCTTGACGTTTATCTGTCAGGTATTCGTCTCGTTAACGGTGTGGACTTCACAGCTACTTCAGGCACTAGCGTTCAGTTAGCTTCTGGTGCGACTACAGGTGATATCCTAGAGATAGTAACTTACGGTACCTTCGTATTATCTAACCAGACGCTAAATGGTCTTACTGACGTTAATACAGGTGGGGTAAGTACGAATAATATTCTTGCTTACAACGGTAGTACTTTTGTACCTACCGCTACGCCTACATTTACTTCCTTAACTTCGCCTACCATTACAGGCAACACTACATTTACCTCGGCCCAAACTACTTTAAGGGCAGATGATGCATTCTTACGGGTAGAAGAAGCGGATGGTACGGATATAGCTTACCTCGGGGATATTACTGGAGCGGGTGTAGGTGGTTTATTCCTTTATAATCACGGTGGTCCTGGTATTACAATTCTTAGGGCTGATGCGGCTTCTACTATTGCTCATGGTTTAAGTGTTGGCGGGGAAATAACAGGCGTAACGGCAATTAGACACGCTAACTCCAATGCTCAAGTTATAGATAATGACAACAATACTTACTTTATTATAAATGACCCTGAAGGTAGCAATCGTATAAAAATTGGCGATTCAGGAGACCGCACTACTACAATAAGAAATGACACCGTAAAATTTGAAAATGCCGCAGGAGCACAACGTCTCATCATAGCCTCAAACGGTGCGGCTACGTTTAATTCTACTTTAACTACAGGTGGTGACTTCCTAGCTGAAAGCTCTGCAAGTATTGATTCAACCGTCCGCGCCACAGGAAACAACACTAGGGCACTCGGCCATTACCAAGCACATACAAGTGCTGGCGCTGATATAAACATGACCATGGGGGTCTTTGGGGATGCCAATAGGGGCGAAATCTCAACCGCCACAAACCATACGTTACGTTTATATGTAAACAATACGCCTTCTAAGTATCTTGAAATTGGAACTACGGGTACGATTTTTACTAGTCACGGCATGGTTATCAACGAAGATAGCCACGATAGCGACTTCCGTGTTGAGTCTAACAACAACAGCCATATGCTCTTTGTGGATGCTGGCGGTGACCATGTAAGTATTGGTACAAGCAGTGACTTCGGAAAAGCACTAAACGTAAATGGCGGCTTAGAGGTAAGAGGCACTGGTGACACAATAGAGCTTCAACAGTCCACGTCAGGTTCTGCCACTTATTACGCGATGGATAACACCGTTGAAACGGGCGGAAAACGATGGCGTTTTGGGTACTCTGGAGCGTCAAGCGACAAAGGCTCTTTTACTTTTTACAACCAAACAGATGACCAAACTCCTCTGTATATGAGTGCAGGAAGGATAAACTTAAACCATAGTTCAAGTAATATGGATACGGTCATAAAATCTGTAAACCGTGCTGATATGTTTTATGTTGATGCTTCAGCAAACAAAATTGGGATAAACCAAGGCAACCCTGCCGCAATGCTAGACATTGTCACTGTAAGCACAGCAGGGGCAGATGCAATTCGATTAAGACAGCCATCAAGCTCAGAAACTTATCAACTTCAGATGGGTCAGTCTGGTGTAACAAATGAAGGTTTAGTTCTTAGAAACACTGCAAGTACAGGATTATTGCAAAATTGGAGAGCTGATGAAGTTGTTATTAACGATGATGGCGTTGATAGAAACTTCCGCGTTGAGTCTGACATCAACTCACACGCTCTGTTTGTTGATGCTGGCAACAATACCGTATGCGTAGGTGGTTCTACTGTTGAAACAGCAGATACCTTTGAGGTTATGAGTAGTGATACCAAAACAAATGTGAGATTCAGAAATACTAATGCGGGTGCTGATGGGCCAGTTCTGATCTTTGATAAAGCGTCTGCGAGTCCTGCGAATGACGACAATGTAGGCGACATTCGATTTATAGGGAAAGATTCTGGTGGAAATGCTGAACAGTACGCAAGGATTCTTGCAGAGTCCAGCAACATAACCTCTGGCGGCGAAGATGCGACTGTGAGCCTAGAGATGATGGTCAATGGTTACAACAGACAAATGTACGTCCATAACCATGTTGGTACAACTTTCAATGACTATGGCGTTGCTGACCTAGACTTCCGCGTTGAGTCCGTCAGCAACGCTCATTGTTTGTTTGTTGACGCTTCTCATAGTCATGTAAAAATTAATACCTCCACAACTCCAAGCTCAACTCAAGCCGGTTTCTTATTCACAAGCGATCAGCTTTACACTTCTGCGGGGACGGCAACTAGCACCAACACTCAGGTTCGTTTTTATAACGGAAACGGTTTAGTTGGAAACATAAGTACGGCTGGTTCTGGCACTGCTTATGCTACCAGTTCAGACCAACGCCTAAAAGAAAATATTGCAGATGCAGACGATAGCGGTGAATTAATTGATGCTATCCAAGTCAGACAGTTTGATTGGAAAGCAGATGGTGAGCATCAACGATACGGTATGGTTGCTCAAGAGTTAGACCCTGTTGCGCCAGAAGCTGTTAGTAAAACAGACGACCCAGAAGACATGATGGCTGTGGACTACAGCAAGCTAGTCCCAATGCTTGTTAAAGAAATACAAACTTTACGATCACGAATAACCGCGTTGGAAAACGCATAAGTGTGGAAATCACACTATTTTAAAAACTCTTAAACTAAGGAGAAAATTATGTCGATTACAATCGATTGGAAAGTAAATGACGTTGAATCTGTAATCGCAGATGGTGGCGTCACATGTGTTAAATGGTCGTGTTCAGCGACAGATGGCGAACAAGCCTACGCAGTAAATGGTGGCGAAGCTATACTAGAGCCTGATGCAACAGCGTCAGATTTCGTAAGCTACGACGATCTTACTGAAAGCGTAGTAATGGGCTGGGTAAAAGACAGCTTAGGTGAAGAAGAAGTAGCCAGTATTGAAGAAGTGCTAACCGCAAAGGTAACAGCACAGATGACTCCAGTTAAACAAACTGGATTGCCTTGGAGCGAGTAAACAATGAGTAAAGCCAGAGATATTGCAGATTTAGATTTCAATAGCCCCGATATTGATGGTGGTAATATCGATGGCGCAACCATTGGTGGAACAACTCCGGCGGCTGGTACTTTTAGTGGGCTTACTGTAAATGGTAGTGGTGGACGGCAGTATATAAACAGCGGACACATACGCTTATCCGATGGTTATAACATTGAATGGGGTGGGGGCACAAATTTTCTTAGAGGTAATAATTCTAATGGGGGCATGGCTCTAAATGCTACTGGCAACCTAATAATAGACGTTGTAGGAGATATTGAATTAAATGCTGATGGTGGAGATTGGCTATTTAAGGATGGCTCGGTAAACCTAGGTAGCATTCAAAACGACGGAAACAATAATCTTATTATTATGTCTAATACCAACGACAAAGATATTAAGTTTCTAGGAATAGATAATAGTAATACAGTAACGGCGCTTCTTCTTGATATGTCAGATGCAGGAACAGCGATTTTTAATCACGATATAAAACTTAATGACAATGGGCAGATACTATTTGGAAGTTCATACAACGGCACTATAGGAACTGCGAGTGGCGACCTCTTTATAGGTACAGCCGATGCAAATATTTTGTTTTACAACGGTTCATCAGTATTACCTGCTAACAGCGCAGGTGGTGCGCGAGACAACGCGATTGACTTAGGCTCCTCATCAGCTCGCTTCAAAGACCTCTTCCTATCTGGAAATATTGCTTTAACAACGGCAGACAATGCGTCTGCGGCTAATATGTTTGTCAGCCCATCTACTGACTTTTTGTATCTTGAGCATCCTGCTAACGGCATGATATTTAGAAATACGTCTGGCGCAGAACGCCTCCGCATAACCTCTACGGGAGGACTAACCCACACCTCTGTAGCCGGGGGACACGTCCGATTTAACAGTGGTGTTATAGACTCAGACTTCACAGTATCCTCTGGACAATACTCTCACATTTTTCATGTGGATGGGGGTAATAATTCAGTAAGTTTTGGTACTTCCGTCGATATGGGGGCACTGGTTGGTATAAAGCCGGGAGTTTCTGCCGGTACTATGTATGATGCTTTAGTTCTTGCCGGTGGAGCAAACTCTACGCAGGGATCTGGCGCTAGATTATATATATCAGGCTGTGCCAATGACCCTATTGCTAGGGGAACTATTATTGAAGGTAAAATGACCGACAATGGTAATTCTCATGAACTAGCTTTTTATACTAGTGGTAATTCACAAGCCCCCACCAAAAAAATGTCTATTACTAGCAGTGGTGAATTGCTCGTGGGAGAAGCTAGTAGCTTCACTGCTATCTCTACAACTGCCACAGGTTTGGCACTGACTCAAGATGGTCGATTTACACTAAGTCGTGCAGGAGTTCCAATGAATGTCGGTCGGATTGGTTCGGATGGAAGCCTGATAGACTTTTGGCGGCAGGGAGCGCAAGTAGGTAGTGTTAGTACTTGGGGCGGCAACATTGCAGTCGGGCGCTTAAATTGTGCTTTGTTATTTAACGACGACACTAACCGAATTATCCCGTCTTCGGTTCAATCAAATACAGCCCGAGATAATGTTATTGATTTAGGTGATCCTTCTCATAGATTTAACGACGTATGGATTGGTGGCGGAATTCACCTTGGCGGCACAAGTTCGTCTCACAAGTTGAATGACTATGAAGAGGGTTCTTGGACTCCTACGGTATTTAATAACGGGGGCTCACTAACTGTTAGTTATAATTTTCAATACGGGCATTTCACTAAAATTGGCAATTTAGTACAGCTTTATGGATCAATCCGGTTAAATAGTGCTAGTGGGGGTTCTGGGAGAGCAATGGTTAAAGGATTGCCGTTCACCCCAGACACTGCCTTATACGCGTGTGTTGGTATCACACATTACAACACTGCATTACCGGGGGGTGGTGGTGCTGATTATAAGTCCAATATGATTTACGACAACGGGATAAATTTTGAAGTTAACTCAGCAGACCAAGACACAGGTGAAGCAATTGGTTCTTGGGAAGCAGGGTACATCGGTTTTTCCATCACATATAGAACATCCCAATAGTTTAACCATACGCCTAGTGGGTTCTAGGCACAGACAGGAGAAAATAGAATGGCTTTAGAAAAAGTAATATCAGAAGATAAAATAGAAGTAGTCGGTGAATACCGTGCAGTACAGGTACGCACTAAGACTGCGGTAATGGAAGATGGCGTTGAGCTATCCTCTGGCTTCCATAGACATGTCGTACAGCCGGGTGATGACTACAGCAGTGAGTCTACGGAAGTACAGGCTATCTGCGCGGCTATGCATACGGACGCGGTTATAGCGGCCTATCAAGCAAGTTTAGAAGCAAGTCTACCCGGGGGTGACTAATGAGCGGACAGATCAATCTGCCTACATGGAGCGTCCCATTGGGGGTGGCTTTCGTGACGTTGGCAGTATCATGGGGCGTACTACAGGCTAATACAGCCTTTGCAAGTGAAGAGCGGGAGCGGATCGCTATTGTAGCTGAACAAGCCGCAAAAAAAGCACAAGCCAACGGGCAAGCACAAGCAGTGACGGAAGCCAAGGTACAGGCGATAGTAGAAAGTCTGTCCCGGCAGGAAAAGATCCAAGAAAAGACAAACGAGCAAATACAAGCTCTAGTAACCGCACTGTTGGCACAACAGAAGTAAAGTGTACCGTAACCGGGTTTAGACTACTCAGTTACATACAACCACCGGCATTAAGAGAAGAAGAAGCCTATAACTGGCTTACGGATCGTCGGGATACTTGTAATCTACCTACTACAGCTAAGATCATTAATTCAGCCGCAGTAACTTTAGGCACCGCGTACACACTCCGAGTTAAAATAGCCATCTACGACACTCTAAAAGATTACCAAGACTAGTGTATTTGGCTTGTGTTATACACCCATTATGATGTATAATACTGCTTAGATAGTTGTTTTATTTCAGTACTCTATCTATGCTAACCCTCCGGTAAATTCATGTCCTACACAGTCCGCCTTCCTAAAATGGAAGATTACGATCAAATCAACGATTTAGGTCGTTGGTTCCAAGAAAACAGTATCTACGCTAACTGCGAGTGGTCACCTAAGAAGTGCCACGTCATGCTAGTTAATTGCGTAGAAAAGCAAAATCCTTTCTTTCTAAGAGTCGTTGAAAAAGACGATGAGATAATAGGTTTCTTCCTTGGCAATATCACAGAATATTTCTTCTCAACGAAGAAGATAGCCAATGAATTAGTCGTGGTTTTTAAAGAAGACCACAGAGATCAAATAGCAAGACCAATAATCAAGATGATGATAGATTTCGAGGGATGGGCCAAGCAACATGGAGCCCATGAAATTTGTTTAGGAATAGTTTCAGATATCGCGGGTTCCGGGTTCAGCAAACTACTAACAAGATACGGCTTAAAAGAAGTCGGTCAAATATATAAAAAAGAGGTGTAATTATGTGTGGAGGCGGTGGAGATACAACCAATGTCACGGAAACAGGATTAGGTGATACTCAGTATGCTAACCTAACGTCAGGGCAACAAACTATTCGGGATGATATTTCCTATTTGGGAGATGAAGCGGAAACACGGTACGACAATACTGTAACTCGTCTTGGAGATATGGCTGACGCCACTGAAGGTCGTTTCGATGATGTAGACAATTCCCTGTATGGGATTGGGATGAATGTTAACACAGGCTTTGCCGATGTATTAACGGGGCAAGATGATCTTGCTACCAGCGTTGATAATCGTCTAACACAGACTGATGATAACATGGCTACCGGCTTTGATAACCTAACTAACACAGTTGATACTGGTGTAGACACAGTTACTGGCGCGATTGATACTCGTACTGGTGAGATCCAAGACAACATTAACACTAACTTCGATAACACGAACACAAACATGAATACTGGGTTCAGCAACCTCACTGACACAGTAAACACAAATGACGCTGTTCTGTTAGACGCTACAAATACAGGTTTCACTGATACTAACGAAAATATAGATAATCTAGGTACTACCCTAGGCGATCAACTTACAGAAACATCTAGCAATGTCCTAACCGGGCAAGATGCTATTTCTGCATTGATTGAAAAGTACGGCGGAGACGCGGCTACCTACTATCAAGACTTGGCAAAAGGCCAATCAACAATTCAAGAAAACCAAGGTACTATGCAGACAGCTTTCGATAGCTATCTGACAGACTTTGGGGATTACACTACCCTAGCCAACCAAACTCGTACTGACCTCGGTAACACCGTAGTCGGCGGATTTGAGACTATGGGACAAGTTCTGGGTAACCAAGCTACAGCTAACGCAGAAGGCTTCTCTAGCGTAGGGGATCAAGTAACTGGTGTGGGTAACTCTGTTGCCGACGTAACCTCTGATGTTGCTACAGCGGCGGGAGATTCACAGACTAACTTTGGTGATATCGCCGCTTCTATCTCAGGAGTAGGTACAGATGTACAAGGTGTAGGAACAGCCGTAGGTGATGCGGCCAGTACTTCCGATACTAACTTTGGATCTATTGCTACGGATATTGCTTCCGGGTTTACTGACCAGACTGCTGAAGGCGTACAACGTAAGAATGATTTCGTTGACACCCTAACTTCTGTACAAGATATCCTACAGGCCGATACTGGCGCGTTAGACGCAACAGTAAAAGCTAACTACCAGAGCGTAGTAAGTTCATTCGATGACCAAGGTAACTTAATTACTGATACGGTAACGGCTGAAGGTACAACAATTACACGAGCCCTATCCGAGCAAGGTGATCTATTTATCGCTGAGTTTGATGCAAACGGACAGCGTATTGCACAACAAACATTAGACCTTAACTCATTACTCAACAACGTAAGCACGTTCGAGACTAACATGCAGGAGCAGTTCACAGGTATCTTCGGAGACTCTGAACTAGCGGCAGAAAGCCGACAGTCTATCCTCGATGCATTCACCATCACAGATGGATTGATTGGCGATGTTGGTGCGGGTGTAACATCCGAGCTTACTAGCAACTTCGATCTTCTTAGCAACGCATTTGATGAGCAGGGTAACTTCTTGGCAGACTCTATCGACGAGAATGGCAACACAATTACCCGTACCTTGGATGAGAACGGAACACTTATCACGAAGAGCTTTGACTCAACTAATACTCTTATTGATGAGACTTCGATTAATGTTGGAGATATCTCTACCCAGCTTAACAACATGCAAGTGGGCCTCGGCGACCAGTTAAGTACAGCATTCACTGACCTCGCAAGTGGTAATGCAGATGCTAACGCTAATATCGTAAGTATCCTCGGCAATGTAGGTACTCAGATTGGTAACGTAGGTTCTGGATTGTCCAGCGAACTAAGTAGTAACTTAGACACGTTAACTGCATCCTTCGATGCACAGGGCAACTTGATCCGGGATGATATCGGCGCGA